TTCATATATATCCTTTTTAAAATAAACCCCTGTGAGTAGGAGGGATCAAACTTGCACAGGGGAAAAAAATGAAAGCGTACAGTTAGCTTTTAAAGAATATTACTTCTTTTTCTTATTTTTAACAGCTTTTCTTGATTCGCTTAAAGCAATCGCAATAGCTTGTTTAGGATTAGTTACTTCAGGTCCTTTTTTAGAACCAGAGTGTAACTTATGTTCCTTAAACTCATGCATTACTTTTTCAACCTTAGCTTTAGCTTTAGGAGCTTTTGAAACTGGTTTTAGAACTTTTGAATGATGCTCTTTTTTTTCAGATTCATGCTTTTCATGTTTTAAAACTTTAGCAATATCTTTATGAACTTTTTCATCTGCTTTTTCGCCAGATTTCATTTGTTTATAAACTTTTGTTTCAAGTTTTTTACTTGATTTAGAGTTTGCCATATTAAACCTCACTATTTTCGAATCTACGACCTAATGCTTCCATGAAACGATTCGCATTAAACTGCTCATGAATAAACTGTTCTGGAAGATTTGATACTGCATTATGATCTTCTTGAATCATTCTGCTATCTGCTATTCTTTGTCTCATGCGTGGATCTATCTGATGATAAAAAGATCCTGCAAGAGTTTCCATTACTTTTGGATGTTCGCTTTTAGCCAATCTTGACTTAATTTTACGAACTCGAGGAGATCCATTTCCCATAATATTCCTTTAATTTAAATAGAGGCATCGATTAAGACGCCTCTCAAATTAACTATCGAACTCGTGAAGTCTCTTGGAATAGAAGCTGCTGATTAACTCTTTCTTGTTCTTTGGATCGTTTGAACTTAAAGTTCGCTGGAATTCCTAGAATAGCAAAAGCAATCTTAGAAGCTTTATTCTTTAAACGCGGCGCACTTGCCATGTTACCACTTGCTTGGTTTATTATGACGCTTAGCAACTGCATGATCTTCATTTCTTTGCATATCGATACCACGAATAGTATCATCTTGTCCATGATCCAACTCATCATAACGACCGCCCCAAGGTTTGTACATAACACCTTGTGGTAAGTTAGATACAGCTGATTTATCTTCAGAAATCATTCCTGCTTCACGCATTTCATGCATACGACGTTCATGATGCGCATCATGAAGTTTTTTATCTGCATGATGATGAGATGAATGATGCTTCATTTCATGGTGATGTCTTTTCTTTTCTGCCATTGTAAGGCCTTTCTTAGAAACTGTGGGAATTATCCACAAGGTTATACCTCTAACTATCTGACATATCTTACTGAACATTTGCCTGTGGTTCAACACCAACTTGAGCTTCACTTTTTGCAGCATTCATATCAGAAGATTGTATCTCTTGTTGCTTAAGAACATTAGCCATATTGAGCAATCTTTCAATATGATCAAGATCCATTGTCTCAAGTTCTTTAAGTACTTTTACTTTATCAAGAAGCGCTTTCTCATGATCAGAATTAGCCTCTGCAATCTGACGAATCGCCAATGCACGATTCTCTTCGACTCGCGAAGTTCTTTCAGCAAATAGACCAATATCAGCTTTAGCCCTTGCTTGAGCAAGTTCAATCTGAGCTTGTTGTAATTGCATCTGCATTTCAGCTTGTTGTTGTTGCATTTGAGATTGTTGACCTTCAACTTGTTCAAGATTCTTAATGATTCTATCTTTATTCTGAAGTGTAGCTGCTTCAAGTAAGTCTGCTGGAGATATAGGTACGCCCATCTCTTTCAGTTGAATCATTTGAGCAAATTGCATCTGACGTTGAGTTTGAGTATTGAGACCATCTTCAACATCAGCGTTATACTTACCAAATGCTTTATTGTAGAACTGTTGAGCAGGCTGTTGACCTTCAAGTATCTTTTGAATCTTACCTGGTGTAAAGTTTGCCTGAATGATATCAATCATCAACTTACCTAAAAGCTTCTGAGAGCGGTCAAGTTCATCAAAAAGAACCTGCAATGTTGTAAGACCTGCTCCTTGTCTCAGTTGCGATAGAATTCCTGCCTTATCATCATTTGCTGATCCCAAAAGCTCTTCATTTACACCAGAAATTTGATTAATTTCTTCTGCAAGTATCTTAGATAGTTCTATCATTGATGGGGGTATTTGAGGTGCAACGATCTGTTGAACGTCAGTCATAGCAGCTTCTTCTTTAAGTGCTAAACCTTTACCTTGCCCCGAAAGGAATATATCTTTAGGATTAACTAAAGCGTTTTCTTTATAGATGAACCCAGAATTTATTTGCGACTCTAAAATGTCCAATTCGATAACTTTGCGCCTATTGTAGAGATATTGTGAATCCCTGAGGCCTCTAACTACTCCCTGGATCCTCCAAGGGAAATAGGGCATTTGAGGAGCATAATAAGCAAGCACAGGCACAAAAGGATATTGATCGATTCCCATTGGATTCGGTCCATCATACATTACCTTGCCTTGTACAACGATCGCTAAACGTACCGTTGGAATATCAGATTCTATCATCGTTACTTGTGGATATGTTGCCAAGAATTGTTCTAAACCTTCTTTGTTCTCTGACTTCCATTCCATAATTTCGCCAGTTTCAGCATCAACAAGCATCTTTTGAGTTCGATAATCACGGTAATAGAACTCATCATAGGTGAGCAGGTTTTTCATACCGTAATTATATGATTCAGGCATGAATTGAAATTTCCCATCACGACCTGTTCCTGAATCTTGACCTATAAGACCAATGATTTCATCAGTATGATCTGGCAAAAGAGAGATAGCTTCACGCTTAGTTAGGAATGAACGTTTCCACAAAGCATTGCAATCTGAAAGATCTGGTTTCTTAAAATAGGGATCAATCAAGAAAGAGTTATATGAGCAGTTATCAACTTTTATGTTACCTGATACCGGATCGCTTCTGTAATCGACCCAGACTTGTAAAAGGTTCATACCACCAACAAGCGCACCTTCAAATGCTTCAGATATTGTCTCAAGGATATTCTCCTGATTAACACACCATAACAAAACTTTCGTGAATTGATCCGCAGTCTCATTGTCGGCGTTTTCAACTGGAACTACAATAATAGATTTGCGCGTTCGTCGTTGATGTCCACCAATCATATTTACGACGCGACGTATCCTATTAAAATTAAACTGACGACGACGATTAGCAGGGAGATTTCCATAAAGATCATTCCATAAAGTCTGATCGCCTGAAAAGAAGCGCCAATCCGTGTCCGCTTCACCCCAGAACGATTGACAGATTGTAATTGATTCCGCATAAAAACTCTCCATTCGGGCTATTATTTCTTTGTGATTGTCGTTATAATAAGCATCGCCGAGTTGAGGGAACAACATAGACTACTCCTTGTTTTTAGAACTCCTTCTTGTATTGTTAGCCTGAACTTCTTGAGTTGCCCATCTACAATTTGAAGGTTCGTAGTTTCCATTATTATCTATCCTATCAATAGACAATCCTACAGGTCTTTCACCCATATCTTCAAGGAAATTTTCGAAAATCATCCACCTATCACATATGGTTATTCCTCTTCCGCCGTAGTTTTTATAACCAGGATTGTGAGTCACAAGGCATCTGTTTTGAATACCTCGCCATATATTAAAGGTATTATTACTCCTAAGTCCATGTCTTTTATGCATTTGGTTGCCACATTGAATACAGCCATTACTTTTACCTGCCTTTAACATAGCCCCTGGAACATCCGTGGTGTTGCCACAATCACAAACACAACGATAGTAATATTCTTGGCGTTTTTCTATATAGATCTTTTCGCCAATTGACCACTTACCCAAACGAGTTCCAACTAGACTTGGACCCTTGAAGCAATCATTACATTGCTTAGATTTATTATTTATAAGTACATACGGCTTCTTGTGCATAATAACACCGCAAATACATTGGCACTTATAGATAATACTACCAACTTTATCTCTTCCTGATTCTTCTAAAACAGTCCAACTGTTATACTTTTTATCTATCACGATAGTACCTTCCAATCATGTTATCAGTGTAACATATTCACCCCATAAAGACTAGTTGTTTTCATCGCGATAATATCGATGACTAAATTCATTATAATAATCAACAATATCATCTTCTTCACTCGCATGCATTCTCATTGGTGTAGAATAGACAGACTTGAACTGTTTATCGGCAAAGCATGTAGAAGATCGGGCGCATTTATTACATTGAGATGAATTAACTCCAGTTCTGAAAGGAACGAGATCAAGATTTTTAGTTATACCACACTCACAAAGACATTCAATAAGATGTCGATTACTTTCATCTTTGCCTGCATACTTAACTACAGTCCATCGACCAAACTTCTTACCAACGTTATCTCGAATGAATATTTGCCATAAAAACATACTACTTCCTTTTATTAAGTTATATATCTAAAAACCTCTGGGACCTTCTCTAAAGAATCCACTCGCTTCACCCATACCATCATCATAACCTGCTGCAGCTTCTCTATATCGACGATCTATCTCTTCTGGAGTTGATTGTAAATCTCTTGATCGAGATAAACTTAAGCATAAATATCTAAAAGCATCCGCAAAGTGAGAGTTATGATCATGAAGTGGGGCATTGCGATATACTTTACGTTTTGAATCCCATTCTTGTCGATAGTTCTCAAGCGCACGAATCAATGCTTTACAGTTCTGCTCATCAAACCACATCTTTGCAAATGAAGAACGAACAGCTTCAATACCATCTTCTATGGAAACACTTGGTAATCCAGAAGACAAACCACCATTCCGTGTCTCAAACTTAAGTCCAAGTTGTCGAGCCTTTTCAAGACGAGTTAAACCAGATCCAAACTCTTTAACTGCAATATCATGAGGTGCCCAATGTTTTGAGTACCTATATGGTTTACCAAATACTACATCAACATAATGTTCCAAACCTTCTTTACTCTTCTCGTATGAGTCAATAATGCGAATAGTCTGACCTATACGCTGGAACCATATTATGCAGGTACTGTCATTCACACCGATATCCCATGCGGTCTCAGTTAAAAAATTCGGCTCCCAATTAACTTGTCCTACCTGACCAGCTACTCTTAATTTATCGATATATTTAGCGTAATAAGCACCCTCAACACCTTGATCAAAAGACACGAAGTACTCTTGCATTGCTAGATCTTCTGAGATCTCACCAGAAGCGATCTCTTTCTTGATCTCTTCCCATGAAATATGCTTTGTATCTTCAAGTGTTAACTTATTACAAAACCAATCTGGAGAGTTTTGCGCAATGTTAAATAGTTCCCACAAATGATTC